CAAAAATAAACATAAGCATTCCTTATTGGAGTTAACTTAATTTAACCTATACAAGTATTATACTATCTTTGTAATAAATGTCAACCTTTTTTTATTAATAGCAGGATTTTTGTTGAGTTAAACTCCAGTTATCTAAGTCGTTTGCTTCTCTTAAATCACTTGCTTCGCACCATTCACATGCTCCATCTACTTCGTAATGTACCATGTAATCATATTCTTTATCGCCATTAAGTGATTTTTTAGTAACTTCGCCAACTAAATCATTTAATGTATGAACAACTACCATATCGCCTGTGTTAAATTCTGCCATATTGTCTCCTGCTTTGTTATTCATCATACAAGTATTATATGATCTTGTAACCAAAAGGTCAACCAAATAATTTAATTAATGCAATAAAATTTGCCACTACAAACCATCCTGTTAATACGGTTGCAAAAGCGGCTTTACGATAAAATGTGCTTATCATTCCTAAAATGCTACCAAAGAAAAACATAGGAATAAACAGTTTAGTTGCTGGATTTAAAACTGTATAAGTTAGTATAGCACTTGCACTACATACCAAGATGGTCTCTCCTAATTCACAAAAGAATGCGATTTTGCTAGTTTCATAACTTTCTTTAAAATAATTATATATTACTTTTATCATTTATCTAGCCCAGATCTTTTAGGTATATATTCTCTCATTTTATCGTTCCATTCCATCCAACCTCCGGGTCTTTTCAATGATTCCTTTGTGGCTTTATAACACTCTTCTGAACAAACCCAAACATTTCCTTTTTCATTATTCCAAAATTTGCTAACATCTTTGTATTCAACTATTGAAGGTTTCCAACAATAGGTACAATGGCTCATTTTTCTTCTACAAACTTTACACCAAGTTCGTCTTTTATTTCTTTTCTT